TTTGCAAAAAAAATATGCACCCGCAGCAGTTGCTCTTCCGTTACAAGTAACGATTCCATCATACGGTGCGGTCCAAGTCCCATTCAAAGACAGGTTATCTTTTACGTATTTCTTATCTTCAAGCCTCTTCAGCTTATTCTTAACTTCTGTCATAAATTTGTTGAGAGATATCATTATGCGACACCTCCCATCTTTATTAATTTTGCAAAGCGCTTGAAAGCCTTGAATTTACAGAGCTTTACCCCCCCACATAGGAGATAACAACCTTAACTTTACAGTTGCTCCATTCGGCTCCTGATATAAGTTCAAGATTCCCGGAGCGAACAAGTGCAGCTAATCCCCACTCGATATATCCTCCGCTACCATAGTTAAGCATTGGATAAGATAATGGCAAAGTATAATTCGCATACTGTACCGCTCCACTAATTGATACGATTTTATCCACCTCGATACCGATACTGCCTAGGGAGTTTATACCTTTCTTTACGTTGAACGTTTTGGTTATAAACTTTGTTCTGACACCTATATCCGCCTCATCAATGCTTTTAAACTTTTCCATGATGGCTGTAAGTGTGTTGTTAAGACTTATCATGTTTTACCTCCTATACCCTTATGTTGCTACCGAAGTAGGCAATGAGTTCAGACTCTAATGATGCATTGTTGATGTGCACATCGGTCATGCTGATATTTGCGTTGCTCACATCTGTTCTCAGTTTATCAATTTTGTTTTGCAAATTCCCAGCTGCCGTGTTATTAACAGCAGATTCTAGCAATGTAATGTATTGAGTGGTTATTGCTTCTAGATTCATCGGTGTAGGAAATGCCGGAATAACCATTCCGCACAGTTCCCTATCTTGTCTTTTATCAACAATGTTTGCATTGGTTATCTCTGTTGCTCCTGGCATAACGTATATGTCAGCAAGTGCAATCTCGTAGTAGTTTGATTCTCTCACAAGTTCAGGAGCCATTGGAGTTGTGGATGATACACCCTCCTTCTTATAAATCTCAATGCTTCTTACGCTGTCAGAATCATCCATTCTTGCAACAATTCTATCTATTCTCTTCAACGAGGTATGTGCAGCACTGATAGATATAATCCTTTTGTTTTGCTCGCATCCTCTTGTTCCTTCAATGTGACAGCCTCCAGGCATCACCCCCACTGTCATTCCTCCGTTTGCTACAACCTGCAAATTACTACCATCTGCACTTGTCATAAACACACCATTGCTCCAGCACATTTTATTAAATGTGCGCTCCATCCTATGGTCGATTGCTCTATCCCCATATGGATCAGATGGTGTGGTTTTTGAGATAAATGGATAACTTATCATATGTCCTCCTTCCTATATGCTGACTGGAATATACTTAGCTTTTCTAGGTGTGCCAAATGTGATTTTTAACTCCAGTCTGTTTTTGCTATACGTTTCATTTGCTTCTACAATTCGAGCTTTGAATGTCTGCTCAATCTCATCAAATGAGATGCTGCATAAATCACCGATATCATAATCATGTAGATAATAAATATTGTTCTGGATGATATCTGCCACTATGGTTTCTTGTCTATAATGATTAAGCATATCAACCTTAGCTTGCTGTCGCATTTGCTCTCTTATCTGTGCTTCGTTCGCAGGCTTAAGTTCGATTCCAGATACATTACCCTCAATTACTTTTTTAGGGTAATAATCTACATCTATCGGTCTGTTGTTCTCGTCAATGTAGAATTCTGTAATTCTACCTCTGCTATTGCCACCTTCATCTGTGATTATTGCTTCATTTGAGAATCCGGTTGTCTCCATAGTTTGAAAGATTTGATAATACGGAAAAGCATCGCTATCATCATATTGATATTCAACTCTGGATACATTTTCATAGCCTTTTCCAAAAATAATTTTATCGCTTAAATCTCTGCCTACTTTTGGTCCAATGAGATAAGTGAAATGTGGCTCGTCTGGATTCTTTTCCCATCTCTCTAATTCAGATGCAAGTGGCCACTTCCTGATCTCAATTATTGGAGACATGTTGTGCAGTAATAAGTAATTACGTATAGCTTCCCCTATGTTGTCACCTTGCTTTATAGAAAGGTCGACTTCATCTGGCCAAGGACTTCCGTCTGCCGGGTGAATACCTCCAAGAAATGATGGCCTAGGTTGATGTGTTATCCCAATTACATTGTTGGCTAGAACGTGTGCATCTATTTCAAGGCTTACCCAGAATTCCCACTCTGTGTGATCTGCTGCTTTTGCAAATGCGTTACTATCTTCTCTTGCTTGTACAAGGTCTAGCAGTTTTTCTAGAAAATAACCTTTTACAGTAACAAAGGTTCCCTCTATTTTTTCTTCAATAACAGTCTTTTTTACAATGCCAGTTTCTGGACGACCATCTATATTTACATATTTGATTTTGTCATTCCATTCACTTGCAATGGTGTATATCGTAAAGTCTCCAGCTTCATTCCACTTCCTGTTCCATGTGATCTCGATAAACTCGATTGGTTCTAGCGGATTCATTGCTTTGTCATAAAAATTTATCATATGCCGTCATACCTTCCTGTATATGTAATTTTAGACTTAAAAGCATTACCGCTCGAAGAGGTTATTGTTATTAGATTTGCTCCTGGTATAAGCTTCAGCTTTCTGAAGTCAACGGGGCTTTTTATCATCTCACCATTAAGAGTTGCATAAGCTTTAGAACCATCTATAACTACGATATCTCCCTTTTTCAGCGTTGTTTCAACAATGCACGTTACTGCACCAATCTTTACAACTAAATCTTTAACATAGCCATCTGCCATGATGTTTATTACAGGGTTTGTCCCTGCAGTCCCTTCATATTCTATAAGGACACTATCCGACCTATCTTCTGTGGAATACAGTAGTTTCTTCCCTGCTATGTATGATCTGGTAACAGCCCACCTTGGTGTTATGCTAGAGAAATTTGATTGTTCCTCGCCAACGGCAAAAAGTTCGCCATAAGGCGATAAATACGATACTTTAAGTGATGCATTTTTCCGATATCTTTCTGTAGGAAATGTAAGTCCTTTAATCGCACATCCTTTTGCGATTTTGACATCTCCCATGTATGTTATTTCAACATCATAGGTAAATGCAGGATTGTGAAAAAACAAAGCCGCTCTACGCAGTTCCCGATAATCTCCATCATCATAATTTCTCGGAACTGTGGCAACTTCTATAGTTCTCGAACCTTTGCGTCGACCAGTTATCAGGTCGCCATCACCTATTCCTTTAGCCTCTGTAAATACTTCAATTTGAGGAAACTCTGCTCCTTCAAGCGATGTCATCATCCAATCATCATTTTCATAATTAAACGTTAAGCCATCACTACGGATGGCTCTAACACAATATCCTTTGTTTCTCATTTATATATAGTCCCCCGCAAATGCATACTTAGCTGTATTCTTTATAGCTTCTGCTGTCTCTCCAGGAGTCTTTACAGGCTGATAAATGTTGATGTTCTGTACAACATTTCCTGTTTGATTTGCAGCATTATTCTGTGTTGCTCCACTCCAGCTAATCTGTGCATTACGTACAAGATTTGGATTAAACGAAGATGTCATACTCTTTGCAGTATCATCCATAACACTACTTAACATTCCTGAATTTTTGGTTACACCAACAGCTATACCTGCAGGAATCCATCTTCCAACCTCTGCAGCAAATACTCTTGATGGAGAATTAATACCTAGCACCTTTTTAGCTGCTGAAAGCGCCTTCGAGGCAAGATTCTTCATCGCGGAAAATAATTTACCAGCTGCGCCAGCAATACCTCTTATTATTCCAGATATGATGTGTGTGCCAACGCTTCCCCAGCTTACGGCTCTAAATGCGCTAAGCATTCTTGATGCAGCACTCTTTGCACTACTCCACATACGACTTGCAAGACTTACAAGTCCCGATATTACAGCAACAACAATACGGCCACCAATACTAGTAATTACTCCCCAAGCGGATCTAAACCCTTGAATCAAGTGTACAATTGCTGTTGCACCTGCATTAAACAGCACTGTAGGTAAGTTGATAAATGCGTTAACTATTGTTACACATAAACTTTGTGCTGCACTAAACAGCGAGCCAATTCCACTTCTTAATGCTCCTGCTATGCCACTTATCATAGTTGAGCCTAGACTCATCCAATTGAATGCTGTAAACGCATTCCACATTGCCCTCAATATTTGAGGTATATTTGCTATCAATGTAGGGATTGCATTAATTAACCCCTTGACTAACGTAATGATAATTTTCCCACCAGTTATCATTATCTTCGGAGCATTATCATTTATAAGGCCCGCAATATTGGTTATTATCTGTGGGATTTTTTGTATCATCACAGGCATAGAATTTGCCCATCCCTGCGCTAGTTTCAAAAGCATCTCCATACCAGCGCTAACAAACTTTCCAGCATTTTTTCTTAAGCTTGCTGTGAATTGGGTAACCATAGTTAATCCTTTTGATATAAGTCCTGGCATGCTTGCTCCAAGGCTATTGCCTATTTTGCTAAACATCTGCGGAAATGTAGTGCCAATTACATTTACAAGACCCTTCGCGATATTCCCTAATGCTGGCAATAGATTACTGAGGAATGTGCCGGTTGATGTAACAAGGTTCTCCATTGACTTGCTTACATCTCTACCTAGCGTCAAGTTGCCTAAAAAATCTTTAGCAGCCGATTTCATCATGTTGAAGGAACCAGATATTGTAGTTGCAGCTTCTTTAGCTGTTGTTCCAGTAATTCCCATCTGTGTTTGAATAGCATGAATCGCCTGAGTTACATCCGAGAAACTGCTGATGTCGTACTTCTTGCCGGTGAGCTTTTCGGCATCATTTAATAGCCTCTGCATCTCGCCTTTAGTACCGCCATAACCTAATTTAAGATTATCAAGCATCTGGTACTGTCCACGCGCCAATGACTGATATGTCTGAGTAACCATACTGAGATCGGTTCCCATTTTATTCGCATTGTCAGACATATCTGTAATTGCCTGGTTTGATAGTTTGGCAGCTTTCTTGGTATTTCCTCCCAATGAGCTAATCATAGCTGCGGAAAACGATGTAACATTTTCCATGTATTCATTTCCTGACATCCCAGCAGTTCTATATGCTTCTGCCGCATACTTCTTCACTCGGCCAGCAGACCCTTTAAATAGTGTTTCTACACCGCCTAGCGACTGTTCTAGTTTCGCACCTTCGAATATTGCAGTTTTTAATACTTTTCCAATTCCAGCGGCAATTATCGCTGCTTTTATTTTACTTCCTAGTCCTTTTCCAAGAGATGTGCCAGCACTATCCATATCGCCGCCCATCGACTTTTTAAGCATCCCTCCAATGCCTTTTGCGGATGGGATAACTTGCACATATGCTTTTCCTAATTCTGTTGCCATTTATTTATCCCTCCTGAATCTTTCCCTTGCTGCCTCAAACTCCTCTGCAGAGTCAAATATAAGCGTTTCGCGAGTACTTATCTTTTCACCAGTAAATTCACTCACCATGTTGGCTGATATTCTTGTAGGGCGATTTCTTCCCTTCTCTCCGTCCTCTGTGCGAGACCATAACAGCAGATTTACAATGTCAAATATCGATGCTAATAAAAAAGTATCGGGAGCTACCCCTAGTCCCGATACTTTAGTTTTTATTCTGCTTGAGTCTCTTAATCCGGCTGCCAACTTGGCTGCAAGCCTTGCCGGGAGAACACGATAATCATATATATGATAAGTCTCTACAAAGTCACATATTAATGCATCCTCATCAACATTAATGAAGCTAGCAAGGCAGATTAGTTTTTTAGCTCTTGTGATAACGTGAATATTTCACCTAGTTCTTTTTCGATTAGTCCGCTAGGAACCATTCCCTCATCCGTTCTAACATGATCATACAGTCTCTTTTTATCCTCCTTGCCCAACAGCAATCTGATAACAGTAGACATCTGCAATGGATCATCTTCGAGTTCTGCAAGTGCATCAATTAGTTCCATGTTATCCAAGCGTTCTACTTCGATGTTGAAAACAAAACCACTTTCAGTTTCACCGCTAACATATTTCTTTTCTGCCATGACTTACCTCCTTACGCCTTCTCAATATATTCGTAATGTGTGTTTTCAGAGCCATCTGGCTTTGCAGTGATAGTTAGTTCATATCCGATTACTGCATCATCCTTGTACTCAACTTCACCTACTTCAGAAATCGTTCCAGCAGGTACTACAATGCGCTTGATATAGCCTCCCTTAAGTACCGTTTCAATAACATAGATTGCATCTTCTGTTTCAGATGAGTTTGATTTAATCACTACCTTATCATCTAATGTTCCTGTTACATTCTTGCTACCAAATGCAGTTTTCAATACTTCTACATTAAGTGCCTCAATGAGCGTTACTTCAAACTTATCCGTCTTCTCCTTGAGCAGAGATGCTACGGTGTTTCCGCCCCAAGCCTTAACATCATCTGTATCTAGCTTGTTCTCGTTTTTAACACCATCATCACTAATATATCCAAGTGACTTAAATGCTGCATTAAGTGCTGTTTTTGCATCACTTGGAATCGGTGTTCCTACTGGCGCTCTCCAGATAGCTCCACCAACTTTTGGCTTTCCCGCAGTAACATATGCTGCATTTACATTTGTTGCCATTTGTATTCCTCCTAATTGTAATAAGTAATATCGTATACTGACTGAAATCTATATCTCTTAGTCGTTAAATCGGTGAAATTATAATCTGAATTGAGTTCAACTTTAGTTGCAACACTATCAGGCCCTGCCATCTTGTACATGACTTCTTTCACCTTTTCGTTCAGCTCTGCAGCTTCATATCGTGTCTTTCCATACGTTTGTACAGCAAATGTTGCCGTGTTCAGTCCTACAGATTCAGTGCCGCCCGTTTTTTCGACTAGAACAAACTTATCACCAGCATTTTTAGGTTCTTCAATATACACCTTAATGCCAGGTAACTTCTTTTTCAGCCATTCAAAAACTGTTAACTCAACCATCATTAACCTCTCATAGCTTTAAGAAGTGTATTGTTTTTCGAGTTATCTTTCCTTGCTTTAATGGTTTTTGCGTGCACAGATGCATTTACACGATTCTTTCCAACATGTGTTGTCATTTCATAACCATCACCGCATCTACTCTGAATTCTTTTTGCGTGTTTACTACACTCTGCCATAAGCTCATCAGACCTTAGTAACTCTCTTACACCACTTCTGTTCAACTGAAACTTAGTCATAACATTCCACCTGCACTTGTTTATTCCACGATAGCGGAAGCATTTCTTCTATCCCTTCGATAGGTTCTCCAACAACCTTGAATTTCTTTCCAAAAAATTCAACAAGGCAATCCGCCCAGGTGTGTGTATCACCTTTTGGGATTGCTAGTTTATAGATAACCTTATCACTCATAATTGATCTTTCTGTTGTGATATCATCAGATGTTACCGGTGCAACAAGTACATTCTCAACGTTGACAGCATGCTCTTCATATATATCTGTATCAAATTTATCTTTACCTGTAACAAGCTTTTCATATAGTGTTACGGTAATTCCTTTAATCTCCATATATATCAATCACTCCTAATCTCTGCCTTTTTAGCCCTAGCCTGGATAACTCTGCATCTTTAATGAATAGACCTCCTCCAGGAACTAAATATGTGCCGGATGTTGTATATCCCATCGCCGATTGAGAGAATTGTGTCATCGGTTCATTAGTTGTAGATGATAGTAGCATTCTTGTAATTACGTCTACCGTCACCGACTTAGCAATGCTCCCTAGAATTGGTGATGCTTCAATCATCTTGTCCAAATCTTTTCCGGTTAAGCTTGCCTCATGCCTAAGCGTGTCGCAAACAATAGGCAGGAGCGCTTCTGCACGCTCCTGCTCCTTCGGTAACAATTTTCGCCACATCTTGTTGATATCTTCAAGAGTTGCGTAGTTGCTCATTTCTAAGCCTTCTTTCCGCCCTTTTTGTTAGGATCTTCAGTTTCAGCCTCTTCTCTAGCTTCTACTTCATCTGCATCTTCCCAGAATTCTCCGCTGATTGGTGCATCGACTTCAATAACTTCTCCACTTATTGTATTTCTGTATCTCATGTTACTAGTCCTTCTTAATAATCTTAGCAAATGCGGATGGATCTAGGATTCCCCAGCCGATATAAGTTTCTGCTCTGAGGTATACCTGGTTGTATGCCTTGAGGTCCTTTCCTGTCTGATCTGGGTCACCGTAAGGGATAACTTCTAGTGGAATATCCTTAGCAAATCCCCACTTAAACCCATTTGCAAAATCTCCTACGTATCCAACAGCCTTGTTTGCGAATGATACTGTGCTGTTTACATCGCATGCAGTGCCGCCAAGAGCACCAGGGCTAGCACCAAATCTAAACTCTGGATACTGAGGTACTCCGTTTACCTTGATCTTTGCAAGCTCACTTCCGAATGTCTTCGATAGAGCAAATCCTGTTACATCATACTCACCGATTGCTGCAGCTGCTGTTTCAAGCACAGCCTCTTCAGTTCCAGCTATGTAGTCAACCTTTGTAACACCTGTTGCAGTATCAAAGCTCTTTTCCCCAATCAGTGAAGATACCTGCTTATCTCTAGGATTAACCCCATGCATTGCCATGATGTCAAGACCGCGTGCAATCTTCTTGGAATAACCGTCGTTAAATGCGGTTAGGATATCGAGCTGCTTCTCCTCTGATGCATGCACGAATTCATCAGATACTCTTGCTCCGTATTCAACCTTAAGCGGTACAATCTTAACAGGTTCAGCCTTAATGCCACCTGCTCCCTTCTTTCCGCCTTCTCCAACGAGATTTACTTCGCTATCCATCGAGAATGTGAAGATGTCACTTCCAGTAAATGCTACTGGAATCTGCCCCGATAGCTGAGCAAGTGTTGAGTGTCCCTTTACTTTGTTAAATAGGTCTGCTACCACCTCTGGTGCAAACATTGTTCCCATCTGTAGTGTTTCTGCCATGATTTCTTATTCCTTTCTTAAATTACCTAGCATTGATTTTAGTGCAGCCTTTTTCATATCACCGCCTGATGGTTCTGTATCTCTCATCGGCTGTGTTTTAGGCTTGCCTAAAAAAGATTTAAAAGTTTCTGCATCCTTTCGCAAAGCATCTTCATCATCACCTGATAACTTACCTGCAAGCTCATATGGGATGCCTGCTTCGTGCGCGACTCTAATCTTCATATCGTTCTTTTCATAAACGCTGATTCGATTTTGCAACTCTGCAAGTTCCTTTTCGTGTCCGGACTGCTTTTCAGTAAATTCTTCAATCTGCTTTGTCTGGGTTGCGATAGTTTCCTCAAGAGTAGCGTTATTTGATTTAATCTCATCATAATCACTATACTTCTGAGCAAACTTCTGTTCTGCTCGATTCAATCTCTCTCTGATTGCTGCATCGAACTCATCCTGTGTTGTGATCGGTGTAAAATCACTCATGTTCCACCTTACCTTTCTACCACTTACCGGGTGGTTCCCGTAAATATCTAAAAAGCAGCCTCTTCAGGCTGCATTAATAGCTAATTCTTTGTTTTTCATGTATTTTAGTTTCTGAACATAGCCAATATGCCAATATTGTGCTATCCATTAAAGCAATTTCAATATTATCTGCTAATGACTTATACCCAAACCCTCCATTGGTGCCGATCGCTCTTTTTTCACTGTTGCTGACCGTTTGTGCTAATGATGGTTGGCCAGCATGACACATCTCTTTGCTGAATATGCCTTGCTCAAATGCAGCATTCGCCACTATTATCTCTTTTACAGTTGGCAACAGCGGTGATTTGAGTTTCATTTCTCTCATATTCTCTTCTAGCAATTGCTGTCCATTAGCGCCGTCTACGACTATGTCATATACATTTGGATTTGTCATGAACGGTATCATCCAGCTATTCCCTGCTCTTGTTGGTCTGCAGTCTATACATTCAACAAATATCCGTCCATCATCTGTTCGAGATGCAACTGACATTGCAACATTTGTTCCATCTTTGCTGTACTTAACTCCCAGGAACAAGCCTCCAACAAGTTTAGGCATTGCCTGTACTTGAAGCTCTGCCCACTCATTAGAGCTTATTGCCGACTTTTGATTGTATCTTAGCCACAGCCCAAGTCTCTGTATATTGAAGTCGTCATCATCGTTCCCAACTTCATCAAGTATTTTTCGTTCTGTAAGGATTGTTCCCAGAGACGGATTTGTCTGATACCATGCTTCTTTATCTCTTACATCTGTTTTCTTGTCTACGGACCATTCCGCCCATCCAGTATTTACCGTTTTACCGCCTAAGGCATTTTGTCTTAGTTTTAAGAAAACTGTTCCAGAGCTTACTGGGGTTGGAGGTGTACCACAATATATTGTTTGCGGATTGTTACTATCCGATACAACATACTTTAATGTAGATTCCTGATCATCTGTATATTCTTGTGCCTCGTCTATTACAAGTAAATCGAATCCTTCTCCCAGTCCACCTTTTGCAGTTCTAGTTCTAAATTCAATTTTTCCACCATTTTCTAGTTCAATATGTTCCTTTCCAAAAGCTCTGTAAGATGATTTAATCTGCAGCTTTGCTTTTGTAACTAGTTTTAGTAATCTATCCCAAGCTGCATGTGTTGTTGATGTCCTATGGGCTGTGTGCATGATGTGTTCGCCATTTTTTAACCCCCACAGTTCTCGTATGGCCACAACTTCATTTTTCCCATTTCGTCTTGGCACTGAATATCCAAATTTTGTATGAGTCCACAGCTTTTCTTCATTTTGTGCCAATATGTCATATATGAGCAGCTCCTGCCACTCTTGTGCAGTCCTACCAGTTTTGTTGTAGAGCTTTATTGCCTCAGCCCCTTTTGTTTTATAATAGGGCAATGTTACGAACTCGGTAGGGATCTGCCGTCCAATTCGTACCTCTGGCATAACTCCTCCTAAATTTATTGGGGTGACTGACTGGAATCGAACCAGCGATATTGGAGCCACAATCCAACGCCTTAACCACTTGGCTACAGTCACCATGTTGACTTTTTGTCATATATCTGATAATCTCTATTTAAGAGTTAATCCTTTAGGATTAATTCAAGATGAGATCCGCCCCCGTCTTGGGCTTTCTCATCTTTTTTTTATGTAATTTATTGCCATGAGCATTTCATCGTTTTCAAATACAAACACATCTATATTTTTTACATCGGATGGAGTACTTCTAACGAGCCTGTTCATGATAATTTTATATATCTCTGTTTTAGGTTGTTTTTTTCTGACCTCAATAATCAATCCACCAGGATTTGTTTCAATTTGATGTATCCCTTTTTGTACTTGCTTGTCAATCGAATTGGCGGATTGAACACTTTTGTGTTCCCACAACCTCCCATTCCATAGGTAATCAGGGAATATTCTCTTTCTTTTTTTAAGTAAAGTTATATCTCCACCAAATTTATCATGTAGAATTTTTGCGTACTTTATTTCAGCATCTCCATTCTGCCCTTTTTCCCACCCGGCTTCAGTTTTAATTTCACCTCTTCCTGGAGTAGCACTATCCCAATATTTTTTTAAAGTTTCTCGACTCATCTTGTTAAATACATCTTCTGACTCCAATTCTTTAGCCTTTTCTATTCTTGCATCTTTTTCGGATCTATATTCCTTCTTGCTCCATACATCAGTGTATCTGCCTTTTTCGTTTCTAAATAGCACTATGCATTTACAGTAATCGTGTCTTCTAAAAAAGTCTGCTGGTTGTTCTCCATATTCATACTCTCCCACAAGACTATGACACCAATCACAGCACCTGCCTATTTCCCTACGACTTACTATAGTTTTCAGTCCAACCTGAGCAGAGCTTTCAGCATTTTCTTTGACAAACTCATCATAATAAGCTTGTGTTATATTCTTGATTGGCTCATTAAGATATTTATTTATTGCCTCTTCAGCAATTTCTTTTCGAGTTTTAATCATACTCTTCAATTCCTACGTTATATGCATTTACAAAATTATTTATAAGCGATTCTATTCTTTCTTCTGGAAATGCCGGTTCTATTGGCTTGATATGTATTCCATTCGCCTTGCGTTCAGTCATGACAACCTCTGCAGCTACTTTATTCACAATGCCATGAATCTGTACCATTAACGGTTTTATTGCCTTTTCTGCAATGTTCCAATACATTTTGTCATTTGGCATCATCTCAGGCTTGATATTTTCTATCAGCACTTTAGAAGCAACCTCACCCAGCCTCTTGCATAGCATTGTTACATCTCTTTGAGTTGCTTTTCCGTTTGCAACCTTAAGCTTTATCGCCTTTATAACAAAATCTATTGCCAATCTCTCATTAAACGCAGTTTCTATGCTTTTCTGAAGCTCTAAGCCTATATCATTCATGTAGTCCCCCTACTTGCTGCTTGCTATTCCTGTTATGTCTCTTAGCACTTCTGCATCCAAATAATCAGGAACTGCTTGATTAATCTTTATTGCTCCATCTCCAATGCTACTTAGCATTGCTGCATCTGGTTCAAAGACTGGTTCCCACTTAGGGGTTGTTTTATACACAGCTCTGCGTTTATATTCAAAATCATCTCTTACACATGCAGCTAGATATCCAGCATTCAAGAAACCTGTTCCAAAGTTTCTCTGCGCCTTTTTCGCATATAGTCTCAATGTCTCGTGGGATGCCTTAATAGCTTCTTGCGATGATGGATTGTCCGTGACAAATCCAAGATCATCCATAGTCAATCCTGTTTCACCAGCAAATAACGAAGCAAACATTTTGAGTTGGTCATTATGTGGTTGCATTGACTGCTGTGTAAACTGCCCAAATTTTGGTTCGCTTTCGTTTCGTCCAGAAGAACTTGTTATCGCAAACATTGCGGACATTGCAGCACTCCATTTATCCAGTATTTCTGTATCAGGACTGAGTCCAGTTACCCACTTCTGTGGAAAGCTGAAAAACTCTGCTGATATTTCCGAGCGTTTAACAGTTCTTGATGCAGATGCAAGGATAGACATACACGAACGGCTTATCCTCGACCTTCCAAACGGTCTATCTGCATCAGAACGATAGATTATCGGAACGAGTAATGGATACGGTGCTGGATTATCATATACTTCTGCGCCTGATTGCTTGTCATAAATGATTGTGCTTTCTGCCGTGAAATATGCTTCTATTTGAGGGATACCGCTATCATCCCTCTTCAGCACTGCATAGCCTTCTGTGAGCATATTTGTAACGGGATCTAGTATGCCAGTTGCATCATCTCCATTAATTACTTGCAGTCTTGGGAAGCGCTCTTCATCTGCCGATATATAAATAAATGAGCATGATGCTATCAAAGCCCCTAAAATTGCGCTGTCAAAAAGCACATCGCTGTTATTCGCCTGATAAATGCCATTTATATCAAAGGTATCATCAGCAAATTCTCTAAACACAAGCCTATCAGCAATGCTATCTACTGCTTTCCCGCACCAGCCTAATGTTGACATCATATTCCTTAGCTTTGGTGGTGTTGAAATCCCAAAATCTGGTACATTATGCTTCATGGCATAGTACATGTATCTTGTCTTAACTCTGCCTCTCTTGATTGATAATTTTTTTCTTAAATATCCTATGCCTCTATATGCCATTTCTTTCTCCTAAAAATTTTTCATTACACCCCCTCGTCCGGGGGTTAGCGTGTGTTTTTTTTCGTAGTGACGGCGTGAAGGTCGCGAGCAAGGGGAGGGAGGGTCCCATGCCCCCTGTAAAGTTTGACCAAAAAAATTTTTATCGTTTAAAAAGTTCTCCAGTCCACGCTTTGAGGTAAAACTCTGTTACCTAATTCTGTCTGCTCTTGTGGTGCAGCTTGATCACTTCTAACAAGCTTGTCCGACTTCTGTCTGTTGCAAGTCAAGTGAGCTAATTGCAAGTTGTCTATGTCGCTTGGATGTCCACCTTTCACGATCGGAATGATGTGGTCTATGCATGCTGACATTGGATCTGGATACTTAAGAGAAAAGTCTACCGGGTGTCCACAGATTGCACACACTGACTGGGTGGCATATATCTTCTTCTTGTTCTTCTCGAACAACCCCCTATGGGGGCCGTTTTTATCAGGGCGGGGTATATTTTGCATGACCCCTACTCCCAAGCTGCCCCGTGCATATTTCTCTTGCGTATTAGTCTCTCTTACCTCTTGCGCTGACTGATGTTGCGCTTCATTAACATGTGTGTCTTTTGCCAGTGCAGAAGCTAGTTTTGTTTGCTGTATTTCCTCAATGACTTTCTGAATCTCTAATTTTTTTAATAAATTGTAGCCTGCTGTTCCTGCCGTTTTACGACTGCATCCATAAGCCTTTTGATAGGCTTGTGTCGCATTGAAACAATTGCAGTAATATGCGCAAAATAATTTTTGCTTAGATGTAAGAAAATTATTTTGCATAAGATTTTCAGAATCCTCTTTGAGCATTTTCTTTAAGGTCTTTGTTGTAGCCTTTCGCTGTTCTTTTTTCTGCACAACTTTCTTTGATGCGCTAGCTCTCCATTCACCACGTCTTTTCCAGGACCTCAAAGTGTTCTCATTTATTTCTAACTCTAGAGCTATTTCTGATATCGAATAACCGTCGCTATATCTTCTCTTGGCTTCTTTCTTTTTTTCTTCGTTCGTCATCATAATCGCATAATAAATGCGGCAGCTTTCGCCACCGCTTAGTCAATATTTACAAAGAGTTATTCATGGTTTATCTCCACGTACACTATAGCATGGGTGTACCATGAATTTTACTGAACTGTTTTGTAATTTTGTTGGTTTGCTATATCTTGTAGTGCTCTCCCATGTAGGATATATACCCATCGCTCGGTCATATACATTTCTTCTGCGATTGTTTCAAAGGTCTGTATCCTTATGTATCTTCTGCGCAATACCTCTGCATGATCTGCATTCGACAACTTATAGATAGCCTCTTCAATCTTAACTCTTTGCTTCCATAGTTCGTCTCTTAATTTCTTTTGCTTTTCTCTCAAAGTTGCTAGTTTAACAGCTGTCTCCTCTGTTACCTTGCTAATACTATCACCGCCCGGCATTCCGTCATAGCTTACCGCTTTAACTCCCAGCGTTTGTTCTATATCAAAAATCTGATTGTCGAGCTGTGTAATTTTCTCACCTATGCGTCTGTACTCATTCATAAATTCTTTTGCTGTCATGTTTCACCTACCAAAACCAACCACTCTTTACAGAGTGTCTACGCTAACTAAGTCCTCAAAGCTGACCTGTTCTATTTCAGCCATGCGGATATATCCTTCTTGTCTATTAACTATTCTTCCCTTGCGCCACGTCTTTATCCTTGGCACTGGATCGGTGGCTATCATTTGATACTCTTTATGTTCAAGTCCTGTGATTGGATTCTCAAATTTTCTAACTGACTCCTTGTCAAGCTGATATCCTTTAAAAGCTTTAGGTTCGTCAAACAGCTGTGCAATACTCACATATTCTCTCTTGACGATAGGCCTCTTCAGGTTTCTACTTGCTGTCCATCTTCTCTTTGTCGAGTTCTCTGGCTCCCTGAACGTTTGTTGTGTCTCTTTAACCAGATATTCTGCAAGCTCTGTGTAATTACGTGATCTATCAAGTGTGGATAACCATATGTGACCCAGCTTCCACTGCTTATCGATAATCGAACCATCTATGTAATTCATCACGATGTGATGATGTATTCTTTTGTTTTTATATTCCGTAACAGCAACGTAATAGAATTCCTTACCTTGCTTTGCATATTCTCGTCTCATCCTGTCAATAAATAAAGACAACTGATGTTTAGCCTCTTCAACACTCATTATCTCTGCGTATGTTAGAGTGGTGTGAAAATCTCCAGGGAAGAAGTTCATGTTTAATAATCTAGCTAATGTCTTAACTGATAGGCGATCATTATATTTCTGCACAGCTTCATTGGTCTTATTCTTTTTTTCTTTTCTGCAACCTTTAGATGCTCTTAACGTCATCCTGATAGCAACATCTATTACAGCTCCAGCTGCACATATTTCTCTGATTACTTTTGACATTTATCTTCCCATCCTATATATGGCTCTATTATTAATACTCTAATGAACCTTTACTCCGGACTTGCACCGGACTGTTTTCTTCTATATATATGTAGTTTTATTTTCTAAGGTTATGCAGATGGCCTTGCGACCATCTGCGGATTTATATGATCTGTAGCTTTGTAGTTAAGTTACCTACTATTTTGTGCTCTTTATAATCCTTATTAAGTTAGTTGCTACAGTTTCATATCTTTTATTGCTTGTGTTATGTGTTTTAATTCTCCACTGGTTTTATCTCGAAATTTTATTTGTGACGGTATCACTTCTTCGATTCTGTCTGGGAATTCTACTATCCCATACGTTCTGCTTACTTGCCCGCCGGGATGTCCGCCAATCATTGGCGACGGCGATATTACATCGGATATTTCTTCCCATCTGTGAAAGTAACCAATCTCGCCCTTTACTTCACACAATCTGTATTTGTCAAGGCTTTGTTTAACAATCATCTGTTCTCTCCACACTTGCATAATTCATCAAGTGGTTTCCTATATCTGCAATTTCATTTACGTCAAATACATTGTCTGTTTTGTAAGAACCATTCCATGTCTTGAACACCCCGACTGCATCTATTAAAGTTTTTGCAACCTCCCACTCCGTGCTGTTATTTGGAATTATGATTGAGTTCTCTTTTATTTCTTTTAATTCTTTTAGCCATGCAGCTAACTGCTCATGCTCTTCTCTGCATTCATCATAACTTGTTGCTGCAACTTCCTCTTCACGCTTTATAGCCTCTTCAAGTGTCATTTTATTACCCTCCTAAAATGGTATGTCCTCTTCAGTTGCCTCAAATGCATCTGGCAGCTCATCACCGAACTGTGGTGCTGTATCTGTATATGCTTCATCTGGCTGCCTTGGTGTTCCTTGCTGACTACTGCCAAGGAACTCTACATTGTTTGCAATTACATCTGTTGTATATACTGTCTGTCCTTCTTTGTTCTTGTAGCTGCCTGTCTGAATTCTACCGTTAACAGCTACTTGTTTTCCTTTGTGCAGATATCTATCACAGTTCTCTGCTTGCTTTCCGAATGTTGTTATTCGGATGAAGTCAGCTTGCCTCTCTTTCCCTTGTGCTGTTGGTCTATCTACCGCAATACTAAAATGCGTTACTGCAGTTTGATTACCCGGTGTGTACACTAACTCTGGATCTCTTGTCAATCTGCCAATTAATATGACACTATTCATTCTTACTCTCCTTCATATGCTGGTGTTATTGGTATTGCGCACTCTTTACATTTATTGTGGTTATTCTCTCTACACCACTTGCATATACCCTCACGCTGCTCTTCCGTATACATAGCTGCTATATCTTTTGACCTAATCAAGCGGAAAATCTCCTGCCAGTTCTGCATTAATAGGGTCTTCGTATCTTGCGATGATTTCTGCCATGACTCGTTCCTCTTCTTCCGGATCCGGTCCGAGCGGTTCAAGATACTCATTCACTCTTTTTTCACCAAGTAGATCATCAAAGAATTTATGCACTTTGTTCTTCCTCATATGTTTTGGCCTATCCCTCATTTAGATTCCTCCCATCCCATTCCGTTTGCTTAATATCGGTCACAATAGCAATTCTATCTTCCATCCCTATTTCCCAATTTAGGTATACTCTTGCTTTTTCTAAATCTTCCACTCCACCTTTTCGGTCTGCTCGGATTAAATACTTGAGGGCGCTCCCTCTGCAAAATGCTTTGAATCCATCTTCCCTGAGTACCGCTTTGATAACATCTATGGGCTCTATGCCGAGTCCATCTAATCTGTAGTGTTTGGGCTCATTGACCGTGTAATTGTCAGATTCTTTATTCTTTGCACCTTGAAGGGCTTCTATTTCAACTGCTAGCCCCGGATCATGATCTACCATTCTGGTTAATTGTCTGAAGGTCTTGCTCAGTCTTA